GCTTGGTTGATGAGTGCAACCAGCTTAGAATAAAACTTGATGATAGCGATTACATTCAATCTCTAGTTAGGGAGTGGAGGAATGAACAAGAAAAAAAGACTTGATGATAAACTCTACAAAATCACAAGACCGAAAGCTATCGAACGAGATAGTATAGATGGCTATCCATGTTGCGTAATATGTGGCGCACCTGCAACGGAAGTGCATCACATATTGCCTAGGGGTAGAGGTGGAACAAGCGAATTAACCAATCTAGCATGCTTGTGCAGATATTGCCATAACAATTTAGCACATGGAGTATTTGCCAAAGAAACAAAAAGTAAGCTAGAAGCGATCATTGAAGAAAGGACAGATAAATATGAACGAGTTAATAATGATTAGAGCATACGTAGAAAATCGCATTGAATATTACAAAAAAGACCAAAATAGTAATACGTTTAATAATCGGATAATCTCAGAACTAGACGCAGTTTATGCAATGGTTAATAGCGTATTAGATGCAGAAGAAAATGAAGCGGATGAAATTGCTAGTGTGTTAGCACGAATTGCATTACTGGGTAAGCCATTAAGTGAAGATGAGTTTATCGAAACGCTAAACAAGGACTAGCCTATGAGCGATAACAAAAAGTATTACTATCTACGGCTGAAAGATAATTTCTTTGACAGTGATGAGTTGAAGATATTAGAAAGCATGAAAGACGGCTACTTGTACAGTAATATTCTTTTAAAACTCTACCTACGAAGCCTAAAGAATGACGGAAAGTTGGTAGTAAATGAACGCATTCCTTACAACGCTGAAATGCTAGCAAGTGTAACAGGTCATCAAGTAGGCACTATTAAACAAGCGTTATCTATGTTTAAAGAACTTGGACTTATAGAGGTATTAGAAAATGGTGCTATCTATATGTTGGACATTCAAAATTTCATAGGTAAAGGTAGTACCGAAGCTGATAGACAAAGGCTTTATGACAGAAGAATATCTGAGGAACGCAAACAAAATAAACTAACTCAATCAAGAAATCTTGAAGAAATCTGTAAGAAATCTACACCAGAGATAGAGATAGAGTTAGAGAAAGATACAGAGATAGAGAAAGAGATACATAGTAGTGCAAAAAGCACTACAACAAAACGCAAGCGTTTTGAAAAACCGACTATTTCTGACATTGAACAATACTGTATCGAACGTAACAACAATGTAAACGCTGAACAATTCTTTGACTATTACGAAAGTAACGGATGGAGAGTTGGTAAAAACTCAATGAAAGATTGGAAAGCAGCGGTTAGGACTTGGGAGCGTAGCGAATACAGAAAACATAATTATAAAAAGAATAGCAAGGAAGATGCAATAAACGTAGTTAATAACTTGATGAATAAGTTAGGGGGTGTAGAAACTGAACAACCAACAACAGACTTTGAAAGCATTATCGATGTTACAGATAGCGTGGTCTACTGATATGTCAGAACAACGTATGCTGTTATATGTCAATATGCTTAGTGATGTTAACCCTGTTACTTTAGAACAGGCCATAGCGAACTTGATTAATAAATGTAAATTTCTACCTACTATAGCTGAAATTAGAGAGGAATGTTCCGCATTAAGTGCATATGTAAATATGCATGATGAAATAGAAACCGCACAAACTGCATGGGAGAAAGTAATCAAAGTAGCAGGCACTTATGGTTATGACAATGGAAAGGAGCATTTAAATGGAATAACCTTAACGGCTGCAAGGGCGATATGGTCATCCTTTGACCCTAGAATGGGTCATGAATATAACGAGGCAAGTTGTAGATCGCAATTCATCCGTTGCTATGAGCAACTGGTGGACCGCGAGAAACACCGCCAACGTATGGCAAATTCAATCAAGGATAATCATTTGTTGTTGAAAGCACGAGAAAAGGCACAACATGATAAGGCTTTGATGAGTGTTGGTCAAAAGCAAATTGAAATGACAAGCACAGGCAACTTGGTCGAGGTGGCAAAAGAACCTGTAGATGTCATGAAAATGTTAGAGGAAAGCAAGATATCAGACAAAGCGAAAGCACTCATAAAGGGTGCAATAGGTGGATAAATGAAAGAAATGGTGAAAGAGTTTGATGTAAGCGTGAATGTAAATTTCGATGTTAGCTTTCAAATGCTGGCGAATAATGAGGCACAAGCACTAACTAAGGTTGAAAATTTGCTTGAGATTATGAGGAACGAGGCAACAGTCGATTGCCACATTCACCCTAGCTACGATGTATATGTTGATGAAGTCGAAACAAGACTAAATCATATTAGTTACTGAAATTAATTTAAAAGCTCTGTAAGGCGAGTTAATATTTTGAACGATAAATCATAAGCAACAAATAGTAGACACACCATAACAAGGCGGTGCGGTACGTAGAATTAGAAAATAGGAGTTAAATATATGAACCAAGTACAACTATTAGGAAATTTAGCACGTGATGCTGAATTGAGATTTACACAAAGTGGGAAAGCCGTGGCAACTTTTACAGTAGCTGCTACGAATACATACGTTGACAGTACAACCAACGAAACAAAAGAACAAACTGCTTTCATCAATTGCGTAGCATGGGGCAAGACTGGGGAAGCGGTTGGGAATTGCAAGAAAGGAGATAGATTGCTTGTAAACGGACGCATTCAAACACGTTCCTATGAGGACAGCAACGGACAAAAGAAATATATAACCGAGGTAATTTCCGATTTCGTTGGGCGAAAATTAGATGGTGAATTTGATAGTGGTAGTAACTTTGATAGTTTTGAAAACACAAACCCAAATGAAAATATTCCGTTCTAGGTAGTGATTTTTTACTTAAATAAAATTATTGCAATAAAAGAGTATATCAAGAAAGGAATTTCAAAATGACAGTACGTGAATTGATTGAGTATTTAGAAAAATGTGACCAAGAACAAGAGTGTTGTATCGATGCAAACAAAACACTTTATGAGATTGAATATGTTAATAATTTGTATGATGGATTTGGAATAAATATTGTTGCTGGATGGGAAAAGCAAGAAGAAGAGGAATAACAATGTTAGTAAAAGATGAAACAAAATATTGCTGGGTTGATAACGGAAGAGCTGGCGAACCGCAAGATAGTATTAAAGATGCAATAGCGGATTATTTAGAATGCATTGACGATGTGGGCGATAGTGATCATAGCTATATGGACACGTGTTCGAATATTGAGTATGTACGTGTTGGACACCCTTATCGTTACGTTCCAGAGATTGATAGTGAACGAGTACTTTGGAATTTATTCGAATATGACATGGATGACGAAATTAAAGAATGGTCAGACGATTACTTGAATGGTGTAAAGAAAGAACATATTGACGAACTAAGCGAAGAACTAACAAAAGTATTCAGAGCATGGGAAAAGAAATATGGGTTCGAAAATAATGCTTGGGTGGTTTTTGAAACAAAGAAATACAGTATTAGTGATTACATCGACAAATATGGGTATTGATTATGAATGCACCATGTAAGGGGTGTACATTTCGAGAAATAGGGTGTCATATTAAATGTCCTATGTATCGAATGTACAAGAAACACAAAGAAAAAGAGATGAAGTGTAATGTGATGCGTAACGATACCGATACATACATAGTTAGCAATGCCAAGAGAATTAGGCACAAGATGAGAAAAGCTAAATATGGATGTAGCGTAAATGATTAGAGGTTAGGAGATGCATATATGGACGAAAAAGATATTCAATATGTTCTTGGTAGACATTTATTTCGTAAAAAAATATGCATACCAAATGTGAGTATGTATTGTCCCGGAAGAACTGAATATGAAGCTGATTTCATATATTTTGATTTAAAAACACAATACCTAACAGAAGTTGAAATCAAAACAGACATTCATGATTTTAGACGTGATTTTAAAAAGAAACGATACCATGACTGTAAGAATGTAAAGTACTTGTATTACGCAATGCCGAGAAGTTTGTATGAAGAAAATAGAAATGAGATCAATTTCTTTCTTAAAGATGCAGGATTAATTTTTATTGATGAAATTGATACTGATGATTTTAGAGGTAATATATACGAGTTTGGCGGGTTTGTAAGACGTGCTAAAGCTAGAGACGATTGGTACGAATTAAGTCCTACAGGGCTAATGCATTATTTACGAATTGGATGTATGAAATGGGTGAATAGATAATGCCAACAGAGAAGAAAAAGAAAGTAAATAGTAAACGAAAAGGTGCAGATGGAGAACGTGAATTTGCCAATCTATGCAAGGAACATGGATTTGATGTAAGGAGAACGCAACAGTATTGTGGAAATACAGGTGATGCCAGCGATTGTGTTGGACTACCTAATATCCACATTGAAGTTAAGCGTGTGCAAGCATTGAACGTAGACAAAGCAATGGCACAAGCAATTCACGATAGCGAGAATAAGAATGTGATGCCAATCGTGGCGCATCGAAAGAATAATGCTAAATGGTTAATCACCATGAGGGCGGATGATTGGTTTGAAATGTATAAAGAAAGTGATTGTAGCAATGATACCGACTAATTGCCAAAACTGGTTAGCACTCGGTGCTTGCGTGTATGCAGATATGAGTGTTAGTAAAGCATTACGCATGCTTGGATTGGTTAATTTCACAAAAGGAGTTAAACAAAACCATCGAAAGCCGATTGATATGGATAAAGCCATAGCGTTAAGAGAACAAGGAATGACATATCAGAAAATAGGCGAAATTATGAATGTATCTTTTACAACGATTAGAGAAAGGCTAATAGAAATCGGATACAACGAGGTGAAAAAGTGAAAGTAAAGTTAATGAATGAGTACGCAAAATTGCCTACTCGTGGTGATGTAAATTCTGATTTACCGCAATTATCAGCAGGACTAGACCTATATTGCCCTTTTAATGTGAGGATACCTGCTGATAGCAAGAAAAAAATTCCATTAGGTGTAGCGGTTGAAATTCCGCATAATCACATGGGGTTATTAGCGCCTAGAAGCAGCATGAGCAATACACCATTGAGATGTGCTAATAGTGTAGGAATAATCGATGAAGATTATAGAGGTGAGTTAAGCATCGTGTATGAGAATGTATCCTGTAAGGATTATGAGGTAGCACGAGGCGATCGCATCGCACAATTAATCATCGTACCAATCGCTATTGTAGATGTAGAAGAAGCACAAACACTAAGCGAAACAGAACGTGGCGATGGTGGATATGGTAGTACGGGTAAATAAAAAGACAGTAAATAGACAGAAAAGACAGTAGATAGACAGAAAGTAGATAGTAAAAGGAGAAAACAAATATGAACAAATTAGTATTAGCAACAATGATTATGGGTACAATTGGCGGTAATGTATTAGCAAGTGGTGTTGTAACAGGGCCAGTAGAGCCTAACACACAAGCACCAGTGGTAAGCGGATACAATTCTGTAGCCGTAGGGGCGAATACAGTAGTTACAGGCACAAATACAATCGTTTTAGGCCGTGATAATAAAGCAACAGGAAATGATAGCGTTGTAATCGGTGGTGGCAATGGAACGATTGAAGCTGATCAAGCAAGCGTAATTGGGTACAACAACTATGTGGGGAACAATAAAGAACAGACTGTATTGGGGGCCAACAATACAGTAGATAATCAAGGCGCAGTAGTAGTAGGCACACATAGTGTAGTGCGTGGTATTGATGCGGTGGTTATTGGTAATAATGCATCAGCACCTATTCAAAATTCCGTAGCGATTGGCACAAACAGTCAGACGGATAACCCTGTAGGTGTTCGACAAGTTGTATTAAATGGGGTAACTCACGTGTTCGCAGGTGAAAGTCCTAATAGCGTAGTATCCTTTGGCAGTAAGAAAAGCGATACATATAGTGGAATTAGCAATTACAATAGACAACTGCACAATGTAAGTGCTGGCCGTGTTGACCCTAGCAGTTTAGATGCGGTAAATGGCAGTCAACTGTTCGCAGCGTATGACGAAATTGAAACAAACGGAACACACATTGCCAAACTTCAAAAAGATGTGAACTGTTTAGACAAACGAGTTACACGAAATACTACGAATATCTCTAATTTGACCTCTAAGGTGGATAATGGATTTACAACGATTAATAACACTCTAAATGCTACAAACGAGCGTGTTGGGCAAAATAGCCAAGCCATTTTGAACAATACGGATAGAATTAATAACCATGAAACACGTATTACGGATTTAGAACGTAATACAGTAGGTCAAATCTCAAATGTGATGCATGAAGTGGCAAAAGCTGGTGCATCTAATGCAGCATTAAGTGCATTGCACTATTTAGGCTACAATTCTGATGACAAATTAACATTTGCTGTTGGTTACGGCCATTATAAAAACGCAAACGATGTAGCACTTGGTGTATTTTATGCACCTACTGAACACGTAATGTTTAGCTTGGGTACTACATTAGCCAACAAAATGATTAATGCAGGTGTATCCTTTAGACTTGGTAAAGGTAGTGAATACGAAACTAACCATAAAGGCAAAATCAAACAACTTGAAGAGTTGGTTACTAAATTGGTAGCTGAGGTTGAAGAATTGAAAGCAGGTAAATAATATGTGCGCACCGACATGGAAGTATACAGGTGATATAGACCAACTACAAATAAGAACAAAAGACTTCAAAGCGATGGCTAATAGGGATGCAGAAAATAATAGAAAGGCAATCCGATTTGCACAAGAGTTATTTTTCAATGCGATCATGGGTGTATCGCTAGTAGCTTTGATATTTGGGTTTGTGATTTTGATTAAAGTATTGATTGGATAAGATAGGGGCGGTGAAATATCCGCCTTATCATAAGAGGTAACTATGGTTGACTTAGAACTATTATCAAGTGCATTAACAATAGTGCATGGTAACGATATATATAAGCCTGTTATTAAAAATAGAGTAGATGGTACTTTTATAGAATATTGTATAGGCGATGTAAAAATTGCAATAATGATGAGTACGTTCGATTTAAGACAAGGACGAATGTCATTAGAGGGATATACAAGAATGATACGAAGAGATGCACTCTTTAGGTATATGAATTTCATTGAAAATGAGCGTAAGGAAGAATGGAATAATGCGTTAAAGAGATGGAAAGATGAACAAGGTGATAACAAATGTTAGGGTATAGCGGATATACAGAACATTCAGATTATTACATAGCACCTCATGATACATGGGAAAGTGCGTTTGAATTTCTAAAGCAACTGGCTTATGAAAGTGAAGATGATGAATTTTGCATCGGTGAAATGCAAGATGATTTACAAGACAACGGAATGTTTATAAAAAACGTGAAGTGGTACAAATGGAATGAAGATAAAGGAGAATGGGTAGAGTATGATCACAGATGAACAAGGTAGAGAGTGGGTACTACAAAAGTTATATGATGATGGCTGGCGGTATATAGTTGGTAGTGCAGATGATTATGTTTTTATAACTAAAAGCGAACCAAATATAGTTAATGGTTCCTTTAGGAGTATCGGCCTTTGTGAAATATATAAACATATTGAGTTGAAAAGCGTGTTACCTAGTTTAGAACGTGGCGAGGTAATGAACATTGCAGAAAAATTAGGTATCGTTGATTGGAGTAAAGTGCCAGTTGATACACCTATACTAGTTAGAGATTTTGAAACTTCAAAATGGGAAAAACGTTATTTTGCATTTTTTGAAAATGGCAGGGTGAATGCGTGGTGTGGTGGCACAACATCGTGGAGTAACGAAAACATCACTAGAACGATAAGTTGGAGATATGCAAAACTAGCAGAGGTATAAACATATGGCTGAAAATTTAATTACAATTGGAATGATATTAGTTGCTTTTCCAGTTTTAGCGGTTATTTTAAGTGATACATTTGAAAATGGATGCGTAGAAATATCAATAGCACAAGTGATAGTCGGTATTGTGTTAATTATTGTTGGAATAGGTGCTATGTTAGGTGGTGAGTAATATTTGAATGAACCGACAAAAAGTGAAAAGAGATTAATTAGTAGTGCTAGAAAATACCTTGAGCCTGTAAAGACTGTAGATGAACAAATAAAGTCGATTGCAAAAGAAATAGAGCAACTACGATGCAACATTACATCAATTAGTGCTATTGATTACTCAAAAGATAGAGTGAGCGGTGGCGGTGTTCCGTGTGGGTTAGAAAATAGCGTAGCAAGGTTTATTGATACAGAAAAAGAACAACGTAGACGGATTGATGAATTGAGCGAGTACAAGTGCGATGTAATCAACACGATCAATAGTCTAAGTGAAGAAATAGGCGGTACAATGTTACGCTATGAATACCTGCTTGGAATGTCAGCTAAACAAGCACATTCGGTTTTTGAAAACCAATTCAATGAGAGACAGGCTATGAGGTACAAAGAAAAAGCGTTAATTGAAATAGGCAAGTTGAAATGTCAGTAAATGTCATGAAATGTCAGTAAATGTCAGTATATATGTATAAAAACATATAGTAGAATATAAGGTGTAAGAGTTGCCAATGAGCAATTCTAAAAACTAAATAGCAATTGAGGTGCGGTTTTATATTTTGTATTTGAAAATCAACGAGTATTGTTTCTAAGTCATTACAATCTATATTATTTTTCTAACTGCACCGCACCTCTTATATTGCATTTTGTAAACTAATACCGCACATATAATCCTTTCCAATTATGCAATAACAACCAACTATACGTTTCATGAGATAAAACCTTAAGCGAAAAAATGTTACATACTACAAACAACTGGCGGTATTAGTTTAGAGAGTGCAATTGCATACTGAAAACTAAAGCTATATATGTTCCATTAAGAACCGAGTAATGTACGTGAGTTAGACAGAGGATAGCTAACCATGATTACAATTCATATGCTCGTGTTGGTAAACATCCAACTATATAACTTTGGTTTTGAGTATGCAATGATTGCTGAAAAGTGAATATCGTATTTTGTTTTGGTTACGTACTGGAACATATGCACATGTTCTGGCTACATGTTAGAACGTGTGTAAGCGTTGACTGTACGATATTCAGTTTTGAATAATTGTTACAATACAAATGAATAAAACTATCACATAATGAGGTATATCCACGGCGATATATCTCATTTTTTGCATAAAGTTATCAAAAAGGGAGAAATGATGACTGATATATTGTGTTGTAAAAGCAAATGCTTAAACAACAAGAAAGGAAGATGTACGGCTAATGTCATTGAATATGACGGATTATGCCAAACGTACATCACACAGGGGAACGCAAGGAAAAGTACATGCGGTTTGTGTGTTAGATCTAATGGGAAATTAAAGCGGAAAGGTGGTGAAGTACTGAAATGATTAAAGCAATTAAACAATTCATTAAGGATAGAGCATTGTTTAAACGTGCAGCACAAGATTTAGATAACAAAGACTTACAAGCAAAAGCGAAATATGCGTTTGAGCATCGTGAAGATAACTTGTTTAGCCTTATTGATTGTCTAGCTATTGTGTGCGGTGTGTTGATTATAGTCGGTATTGTGTGGTGCTTAATGTGAATTATCAACCAACGATAAAGAAACTACTAAAAGCATTACAAATGAATGGTAGGCGGTATGTAGTCGATGTAAGGCAATCATGGAGCAAATATGATAAGCCTTGTAAGGTATATATCGTCAATCTAATGTACACAGAGGAAGAGTATAAACTGACATTTCCTCATAAGTACAAAAAGGGTAAGACCTTTAAACAAGGACAACTCTATAAGAAAGAAAGTGAGTACAGTAGCACCAAGCAACACGAGGTGTTACTTTTTTTAGTTAATACATATAAAGGTGGTGATTGATGTATGAATGACACAAAGTTAACTGACAAACAATTACTATTTGCTACTGAATACATCAAGACCGCTAATGCTACACATGCTGCATTAAAGGCTGGATATTCAGAGAATAGTGCAAGGCAACAGGGAAGTAGATTGTTGTCAAATGCTAACGTGAGCCAATATATACAATCTCACATGGAAAAGAAGAATAAATCTACAATCGCAACTGCTGATGAAGTATTGGAATACCTAACTAAGGTTATGAATGGCGAAGAAAAAGATGCGTTCGGCTTGGATACATCAATTGCAGATAGAACTAAAGCAGCCGAGTTGTTGGGGAAACGGCACATGCTATTTACTGAGAAAGTCAAACTTGATGCGGAAATAGAGATTGATATATCTGACCGCATGAAGCAAGCAAGGGTGAAGTCAGATGAAGTACAACAAGGCACAACTGATTGATGCGTTGGGTTCGTTTACTCATGATCCATTAGGCTTTGTTTATTTCGCATTCCCTTGGGGAGAAAAAGGAACACCGCTTGAAAACTTTGACGGCCCTGACGAATGGCAAGTAAAGACTTTCAAGAAAATAGGTGAAGAATTACGCAAGGGAAAGTCATTAGCTAAGGCAATACAAATTGCAGTTGCATCTGGTCATGGTATTGGCAAATCGGCTTTTTCTTCATTGTTGATACTATTCGCTATTGCTACACATGAGAATACAAGAGGGGTAGTAACCGCTAATACTGATACACAGTTAAGGTCTAAGACTTGGGCGGAACTTAATAAATGGTACAACCTATTCATAGGCAAGGAATTATTTACATACACGGCTACTGCATTGTTTAGCGCTGACAAACAGTACGAGAAAACATGGCGGATAGATGCTATTCCATGGAGCGAAAGTAATCCAGAAGCATTCGCAGGCTTGCACAATCAAGGAAATAGAATACTAATCATATTCGATGAAGCGTCCGCAATATCCGATAAGATATGGGAAGTAACAGAGGGTGCTTTAACAGATAAGGAAACCGAGATTATATGGTGCGTGTTTGGAAACCCTACGCGTAATAGTGGTAGGTTTAGAGAATGTTTTAGAAAACATCGTGCATATTGGACTACCTATCAGATAGATAGCCGTACTGTTAAAATCTCGAATAAAGCCAAGCTGCAAGAATGGGTTGATATTCATGGTGAGGATAGCGACTTTGTAAAGGTGCGTGTAAGAGGGATATTCCCTAGTGCATCTGATACTCAATTCATATCCGCATCAATTGTAGATGAAGCACAGAAACGAGTATACAAAGTAGGACAGTTTGATAACCTACCTGTAATTATCGGTGTAGACCCTGCATGGACTGGTGGTGATACATTAGAAATCGTAATGCGTAATGGCTATTCCATGAAGTGCTTGGCAACAATTGAGAAGAATGACGATGATATGCGAATGGCTAATCTAATAGCACAATTCGAGGATGAATATAAAGCTGATGCAGTGTTTATCGACCAAGGCTACGGAACAGGTATTTATAGCATCGGTAAGTCAATGGGCAGAAAATGGCGGTTAGTTGCCTTTGGTGGTGCATCGCCTAACAATATGTACCTCAATATGAGAGCGTACATGTGGGGCGAAATGAAAGAATGGCTAAAAGAGGGCGGTTCAATTCCTAATGAGCAAGGATTGTACGATGACCTCGTAGGGCCAGAAGCGATCATTGATAAAAACGGCCGTATCCAACTTGAAAGCAAAAAGGATATGAAAGAACGAGGCTTACCATCACCAAATAAAGGCGATGCATTAGCCTTGACCTTTGCATTTAGGGTCACTAAAAAAGTAAATGGCAATCACAGAAGAGTAGCGAATACAGAGTACAAACCATTTGGGTAAAGGGGGAATGTGAATGTGTATGAAAGCTAAAACACCAAGTGTTACTACACCAGCACCTGCACCAGTCGCACAGACTGATGACATGACGCAAAAGAAAGATGAACAATGGTTCACTGATAAGAAGCGTAAGAAAACTGGTTATGATAGTACCATCTTGGCTAGTGCGTTAAATCAAGCAACAGGCAAAACAACATTAGGCGGTTAATATGAGTACTATCTTATCGAGCCTAGCAAGGCAACCTACAGAAAAGCCTGTAACTAAGCCAAAAGACTACAAAAAAATAAAAGCTAAATTCAATCAGATGTTCACCAATCGTCAAAAGTACGTTGAGAAATGGAAGATGATTAGAGACTATCAGTTACCATTCCTTGGTGTGTTTGATGGTGAGCAAGACCAATCGAAACTATATACCGATAAAATCCTTACTGGTATTGCATGGGAAAGTTGCCAGATATTTGCTAGTGGTGTAATGAGTGGAATGACACCACCTAGTCGCAAGTGGTTTAAGCTAACCATGGAAAATACAGACATGGCAGCAAATAGCGATGTAGCGAAAGTATTAGACGAGCGTGAAGAAATATTGTATGCAGTATTTGCAAAATCCAATTTCTACAATGTGGTTCACCAAGTCTATATGGAACTACCATTTGGACAAGCACCGATGTCAATCATGCCTGATGGTAAAGTTGGTGTACGTTTCACATCGTATCCAATCGGCACTTACGCATTAGAATGTAATGCTAATGGTGAGGTTAACACGTTTGGTAGAAAATACAACATGACTTGCGACCAACTCGTGGAAGAGTTTGGATACGAGAACTGCACTGAAAAGATTAAAAATGCATACGATGACGGCAAGGGTAATGCATCTACATATACTGTTTGTTGGCTAGTGTGCGAAAACAAAGACCGCAACGGAAAACTAGGTAACAAGAACATGCCTTACTCCTCAATTTACTGGGTTGAGGGGAGTAGAGACGATGAAATCTTGCGACATAGTGGCTATGAAGAATGGCCTATTCCGATTGCACGGCACACTACACATGATCTAAATGGTTATGGCAAAGGTAGTGCATGGTTCGCACAATCTGATGCAATGATGTTGCAGAAGTTGGAACTAGACAGACTAACCGCTATTGAGTTAGGTGTAAAACCACCAATGGCCGTAACATCAGATGTGATTGGTAGTGTATCACTATTTCCGGGCGGTATAACAGAAGTCGATACAGGCGGTAAAGTTGAGCCTATCTTTAATGTAGGTATCAATCTTGATTGGATTATGCAACAAATCATTGAAGTTAAAGACAGTATCAAGCGTGCATATAGTGCTGACTTATTCCTAATGCTAGACAATATGGACAATGGACAAATGACGGCAAGGGAAGTCATGGAACGTACGCAAGAGAAGTTACAACAATTAGGGCCTGTTGTGGAACGGCTACTATCTGAATTTCTTAATCCGATTATCGAACGTACCTATGCGATATTAGATCGTGCAGGTGTGTTTCCGCCAATCGATGAAGCGTTGGCGGAAGAGTTAAACGGCCAAGATGTCAAGATAGAGTACATTTCACCATTGGCACAGGCACAGAAAGTATCTTCATTAACATCAATTGAACAGTATTTTGCGTTCCTTATGTCATTAGCACAGGGCAATCCTAATATCCTACAAAAATTCAATTTTGAGGAAGCAGCAGATTATTATGGTGTTAACCTCGGTGTTCCTGCAAAAGTAATTGTATCGAATGATGAATACCAAGCTAAGATGGAAGAACAACAACAGGCACAACAAGAACAAGAGGAACAAGCACAAATGATGCAAGCAGCACAATTAGCACCTCAAATGGCTAGTGCGGCTAAACAAGCGACTGATGCAGCAAATGACGGAAACCCTGTAATGCAGCAGCTAATGGGAATGGAATATTAGATGAAACAAAAAAGAGATTATATGCGTGAGCGTGATATTGAAGCGTTGAACCACGTACTGAGTACTGAACTCGGTAGGTGGTTTTTTTATCGCATATTAGATAGGGCAAAACTGAATAGCCAATCATTCACAGGCAACAGTACAACATTCTTTAACGAGGGAATGAGGGCTGTTGCTATTTCTTTACAAAATGATTTAGGAAAGATTGGCGATGGAATAGAGGGTGTTAAGAAATACCATCTAGCACAACTCGAAAATATTCAGATGCAGAAATATTTTAAAACGCTTGAAGAAAACGAATTAAAGAAAGGTGAGTAACCATGGATGAAAATTTAGAACAAGGCACAAACAATAACACGGATAGTGCAAATGGTGGTACACCACAGGACACGAACACACAAGACCAACAAAGTACGATTTTAGGCGGTGGCGGTGATACTAACACCGACCAACCTGCAGAACCTACTGTATATGATTTCTCAACTGCATTTGAGGGTGGCGAAGTCGACCAAACCATCGCAGATGAGTTTTCAAAAATGCTGAATGGTGTAGGTGCTACACAAGAACAAGCATTACAGATGGCTAAGTTTGGCAATCAATACGCTACAAATCTTGTAACAGCTTATGAAAACCAAAAGCAAGAAGCATTGAAAGCACAATACGATGGGTATGCAGAAAACGCTAAAAAGGTATTAGGTAACAAATTCGATACTACTGTTAACCAAGCGGCCGCAGGTGTTGAAGCAGTAGAAAAGACTATTCCTAATATCCGTGAAATCCTAGCTGAAAATGGCTTGGGTAATCGTGTAGAAGTAATTCAACTATTCGCACATATTGCTAACATGGCAAGCGAAGATAACAACGCAGGGAACGGACAAGGCGGTAGCACATACATTTCCGAAGAGGAACGTGCAAAAATGCTTTATCCATCTATGAAGTAATTAATAAGAGGAGTATTAAATGGCAACAATTGGAACTATGAACCCTACATTATTAGATGTGCAATCTCGATTAGATCCTAATAATTCAATTGCACAAATCATCGAAATGATGAACCAAACAAACGAAATCGTACAAGATATTACTATGGTTGAAGGCAATTTGCCAACTGGTCATAAAACAACTGTACGTACTGGATTACCAGAAGCTACATGGAGAATGCTTAACTATGGTGTTAAACCAAGCAAATCCAAAACCAAACAAGTAACGGATACTTGCGGTATGTTGGAAGCATATGCAGAAATCGACAAATCCTTGGCGGATTTAAACGGCAATTCCGCAACGTTCCGTCTTTCCGAAGATTATGCTTTCCTTGAAGCAATGAACCAAGAATGGGCTTCTACATTATTTTATGGTGATGAAAATTCTCCGGAAAAATTTGTAGGCCTTGCAGCACGCTATAATGATAAAACCGCAGAAAGTGGTAAAAACATCATCGATGCTGGTGGTACTGCAAATCTTACATCCATTTATCTTGTAGTATGGGGTAAAAATACTGTTCATGGTATCTATCCTAAAGGTTCTACTGGTGGTATTTCTCATGAAGATTTGGGTGTACAAACTTTAACGGATCCAGATGGTGGCCTTTACCAAGGCTATCGTACACACTACAAACTTGATACAGGCTTAACTGTACGTGATTGGAGATATGTTGTACGTATCGCAAATATCGATGTTACTGCATTAACTAAAGACGCTAAAACTGGTGCTGATTTGATTAATCTCATGATTAAAGCGGAAGAACTTATCCCTAATATGAATGTGGGCCGTGCAGCATGGTATATGAACCCAACTGTACGCACATTCTTGCGTATGCAAAAGAATGAAGCTCACAAATACACTATTTCCGAAGACCAAGAAATGGGTCATACAGTGGTTCGTGCAAATGGTATTCCAGTACGCAAAACTGATGCGTTATTATCTACCGAAGCACGAGTACAATAATAGGGGGAAATTACATGTATATCGATAAACAAAATACATTTTTCTACAAACAAGCCGTAACGGCTAATGTCAGCTCCGATGTTGTTATGAATGGCAACGGCGGTGATGCTGAGAAATCTTTGTGGCTAGTAATCCGCATCGACAAAGATGTAACTGGTACACCATTATTTAATTTGTATACTTCTAACACAGAAAACATCGCAAATGCAGTATTGTTGCATGGTATTACGCTAGGGGCTAATGCTAAAGCTGGCAGTAAAGTTGCGGTACGCTTATCAAGTGGTGCTAAAAAGCACTTGAAACTCAATGCCAATAACATGACTGCAGGTACAATTACTGCATTCTTGACACCTGATGTACGTTTAGTATAGGAGTTAAAACATGAAATATATTGTAAAAACAAAATGCTATCACAATACGCACGGCTTACTAAATGAGGGTGAAATTGTAGAATTAACTGCTGATGAAGTTAAAGAATACGATAAGAAATATTTCGCTAGTTTGTTTGATGCTATTGAAGAAGCAGATAAACCAGAAGAATAATTTAATGAGGGGTGCTTATGCATCCCTCTTTTTCATTATAAAGGGGGCAATATGACACCTACTGATATTTGTAATATGGCTCTTAGTCTTATCAATGGCGGTAGGATATACGGCCTTGATGAAGAAACAGAAACGGCTAGACAATGCAGATTGCATTACGATGCGACACGCAAGATGCTACTATCTCAATATGAATGGAATTTTGCACGAAAGCGTGAAGAGTGCGTGCTATCTGAACATAAACTAGCTGGCTATGAATATGTATATGCGTATCCTGAAAAGTGCATCCGTATCCTTGGGGTTATTCCTAAAGGGGAACGATTTAGAACGGATAGGCAAAAAGAATATGATGTATTTACCTTTGACGATAACACAAAGTATATCGTGAGTGATGTACCGCTTGCGTACATCGATTACGTGTACGATGTGCAAGATATAGATGTATTCAGTCCTGTATTCGTACAGGCCTTGAAATCTAAAATGGGGGCAGAACTAGCCATGCCATTAACTGGTAATAGTGGTTTATTCGACCAATGCTATAAACTCTATCAAGCAGCAACGCAAGAAGCCAAGAGTTTGAGTGCTAAAGAACGTAGGCAAGATATGCCATATATTTCTAACTATGTAAAAGCAAGGAGTTGGTAATCATGAAACCAATGTATATATCACAACTTGCATTTACAACTGGTGAGATTTCGCCCGATGTATCTAGGCGGTTTGATTTAGATCAATTTAAAAGTGCGTTGCTATTAGCAGAAAATGCAGTCATTCGTCCTTACGGGGCGGTGGCTAGACGGCAAGGTTCAGAATACATAGGTCAAGTTAAAAACAAGGATAAATCTACACGGCTATTTGAATTTACGGCCGAGAAGAATAAATCATTCTTACTTGAAATCGGTGAGCAGTATATCCGAGTGTGGCGGAATGGTATTTATACAGGTATTGAATTACAGACACCATTTGAAAGCGATGTAGTCGATAAATTGAACTGCATCCAAAGTGGTGATGTAATGTTTATTTGCAGTGGCAAATACCCAGTTAAAACGCTATCACGATATAGCGATACAGACTGGCGATTTGATACATACAAACTATCCGAGCAACCATACGGCGAAGTCAACATAGACAAAGAAAGTACTGTAATCTTGAATGGCGACACCTTAACAGCTACAAAAGATATATTCAATGCTGATATGGTTGGTTCAGTCATGCAAATTGAACATTTTGTCAAAGCAGTAATAACCAGTAAAATTGGCGAAGTAATACAACATAATATATTTGTTTCACCTGAAGAATACGACAAATATAGAAGTACAAAAGGTAACGAGTACAGCAACATCAATTACGATGTAGAACAATTCAGTAGTGATGAGGATTTATCATGGAAATTCACATCACATGGCACATGGAATGGCACAGTGAAAATCCAAATCAGCAATGATAATGGCACTACATGGAAAGATTACAGGGTGTATACATCCAATAATGACTACAACGTTACAGATACAGGCAAGGTTAGTCCTAGTGCTAAGTTAAAAGTTGTATCTGATTTAAAAGGCGGTAGCGTTAATGTAGACCTATCATTCTTGCCACATTCTAACTATGGTGTAGTTGAAATTAAAGAGTTTGTTGATAGTAAGCATGTTAAAGTAAATGTATTGAATAGCGTTGTAGAAAATGAAGCTACCTCAAAATTTAGATTTGGACAATGGGGCAAAGGCCTTGGTTATCCTCGTGTATGTACGTTTTACCAAGACAGATTTATCCTAGCGTCTAGCACTCAATATCCTAACTACATATGGTTTAGTCGCACAGGTGATTATTCCAACTTTGGTGTAGAAAAGGTAGGCGGTACGATTACAGATGATAGTGCAATCACACTACCTGTTATTAACAGAAAAATGTACGACATTCGACATTTGATACCTGCTAATGACTTATTGATTTTGACTAGCGGTAACGAATGGATTATAGATGGTTCTAAAACTATCACACCGACTAACTGCAATCTACGAACACAAACCCAACGTGGTGCATCTGAATGTGAGCCACAATACATAGGGAATAGATGCGTGTACGTACAGGCTAGAGGGTGCGTAGTGCGTGATTTAGGATATTCCTACGAAAGCGATAACTACACAGGGGCTGACTTAACTCTATTCGTTAAGCATTTAACAAAGTATCGCAACTTTATTACAAGTGCTTATGCACAAGATCCAGATAGTATCGTTTACTATGTTACAGATGATGGCAATATCGATTGTCTAACTTACATTCCTGAGCAAAAGGTTTATGCATGGTCGCATTTCACCACTAAAGGCAAATACAAATATGCTGAGAGTGTAGCTGAGGGAGAACAAGACAGTTTGTATGTAATCGTTGAGCGTGATTTCAAAAGCGGTACAGTGATGTGCATAGAACGATTTGAGCCAATGTATAACGCTGATAATAACAATGTGTACATGGATTGTTACATCCGACAAACAAGTACAGAGAATATCAGCACTATCACAATACCTCATCTGATTGGTGAGGATGTACAAATCGTTGTAAATGGTAGGGAACGGCCAATTAAGGAAGTACCACCTACGGCAATTATTAATATCGATGGTGAGGCACAAAGTGTAGCAGTTGGTATTAACTACACTACACGATTACGTATTCCAAGTATTGAAATGCAAATACAAGATGGTACATTACAAGGCCGACTATTAACAATGAGTAGGTTATCACTCAATATCTTAAATTCATTTGGTGGCAAAATCGGAAGAAACTTCAACCATATGGATGATATTTCATTACCGCCACTCAAGTTATATAGTGGCGATAAGGTATGTATATTGCCAAAATTCGATGGAGTGTACTCAACTGATGCATCTGTATGTATTTTGCATGAAAAACCTTATCCATTTAACCTTTTAAGCGTAACAAGAGAAATAGAAATAGGTGGTGGTTTTCCAAATGTTACAGGACTTTGATATTTGCCCTGTAAGGCACACTTCATTAATTCATGACTTATATATCAACTTACGAGCCATAGACACCTTAGAGGTCAATATAGCGAACCAAAATTTTCCGAATTATGGAAAAAATGATTTTGTGAGTGATATATGTAGTGATGATTACGAAAACCACATTGTAATTGAGAATGATATACCAATAGCCGTATATGGTATTTCAAAAAAGCCAATCAACGGAATGTACTGTATTTATTTCCTAGGAAATAAGATGCTAGATACCAATTTGAAATTACAAAAGGAATTTCTAAAGCGAAGTAACGCAATCATAAAAGAGTGGTTATCCACTCATGAATGTTTATTCAATTTCATACATAAGAAAAATAACCGCTCGAAGCGATGGCTTACATCACTAGGGGCGGTTATTCATTCTGACATTACACACAACGGAATGGAACTATTTACATTGAGAAAGGGGGATGCGAATGTGTAATCCTATTGCATTGATGGCAGGTCAATTGGTTACTCAATTATGGGGGCAACACCAACAAACCAAAGCACAAACTGCAATGTACAATGCACAGGCACAAGCAGCGGAAGCTAACGCTCGTATATCAGACAGGAAACAACAGGATATTGCCAATCAAGCGCTACAAGAGCGTGATAAGATGGACAATAAAATGCGATTGATTGCAGGTCAGAATACGGCAGAAGCAGGCGCTACAGGTTTATCCATGAGTGGTACACCATTACAATTAATGGCTAGTAGCTATGATGAATACAACAAGGATATTAACAATTGGGAAACTAACAAGAATAACAGTATCTACAATGAATATCTTAATGGGGTTAATTATCGCAATGAAGCTAGTAGTGCAAGAGCAGCTGTATCTAATGCGAAAACGCAAGGGCGATTGCAAATGCTTGGTACTATCTTGAGTGGTGCATCCAGCATGTACGGATTGAAACAACAATACGCAGGCAATGGCAAAGTTGGTAAATCTAAATATCAAACTGTATATGGTGGTGATACAGATTATGATGCTATTACAGGTTTGAAACAAGGCGATGATTTAAGAATGCAACAAGGTGTAGGGCCGGGATCTATTGTAACTGTTCGTAAAGTTAGGAGATACAGATGAAGCTAGTCAGTTATGAGGGTGAACAAAAACTAAATACAGTTAATGGTAATGTTGCCAATACTGCTAGTGCTGCTGCATATGGTGTAGACCAACAAGGACTAAGTAACCTTTCAAAAGCGGTTGGTGATTTGGGAAATACAATGTTACAAATTCAAAAGCAAAAAGAAATGACTGATGTAGTTAATGCTACAAACGAATTTAACGCTGCTATGAACGATTGGATGTATAACCCTGATAACGGCGCTATGAATAGAAAAGGCGAAAACGCATTAAGCATCCCTGTTGATTATCAACTCAAAGTACAGGAATTGAATAAACAAATCGCTGATAAATACAATTTCAAGTTAAAAGATAGTATTAATGCTTTCAACAAAATTGTTGATACTGATAAGACAAATACAATTAACAATATCAATAAATATGTTAGAGGTCAGTACGAGGATAGTGCATTAAAGGCGCTTGATTTGAATGTACAAAGTATCGCTAACAATGGTGTTGTAAATGGTAGTCCTGATGCATTTGAACAAACCATGCAACAATTGAGTGGTAGTATCAAAGCACAGTTAACCAATCTAGGGTATGACGAAAACACAATAGATGTACAAGTAAAAAAAGCACAACAGAATACCGCAGTTACCATGATTGAAAAGAAAATATCTGATGATGATTTAGATGGCGCAAATAAAATGATTAATGCAGCTGCATCATCCGGATTAATTGATGAAGATAAAATTATGGGATACAGACAAAAGGTCAAGAAAGCATCCGTTGTATTGGCTACATCTGATGATGCAGCAATTGATGAAGCAATCAGACAATTTGACCCTCATGATCCTAACTTGCTTGATAAAGTTACCAAAGCACTATTTGATAAAGGATTTGGTAAAACTGCTGGTAGTACTGGAACAATAACAAAGGAAGCGTTTATTAAAGCCGTATCTTCTAACGAAAGCAGTAATAATGATAGTGCTGTAAATGGAGATAGTGGCGCATATGGGCGCTATCAAATAATGCCTGAAAATTGGCCTGAATGGAGTAAACAAGCAGGTATACCAGATGCTGATATGTCAGACCCAGAAGCACAAAAGAAAGTTGCTACATTTAAATTAGGTGAGTACATAGATAAATATGGTGTTGAAGGCGCGGCTGTTGCTTGGTACGCAGGGGAAGGAACTGCTGCACAATGGGTGAAAGATGGCGCACAAGCAAATGTTCCGGGAAGTGGTGGCGCAGGATGGGATAAACCGCAATATAGTAATGGTAATGAATATCCTAGTATAAGACAATATGTGCTTAATACACTTGCTGAAATAGGTGGCGGTAAACCACAAGAAGAAACTGCTGCACAGGCGCAACAACGTAAAGAATTAATTCAACGCAATGTAGCTACACGTATTCAAAACTTACGAAGAAAAGAAGCACAAACTGTTGAAAATCAACGTGCAGAAGTAGCAGAAAAAGTGGCAGCAGTTGTAGCTAATGGTGGTACAGAAGCTGATGTACTAAAAGTTAAACAAGACTACGCAGCAACACATTCTGAATACGCTAGAGCGGAACAGGATAATTTAAATAGAATGCAGTTGAGCGTAAATAAAGCAGCACAAAACGCAATGAAAGCAAAAGAAAATAATGTGCTTGGTGTTAAGGCTGCAATTGCTAATGGACAATTCAAATCACAAGGCGAATTAACAAATTTTCTTGGTGAAATGGGAGTGTATTTCACACCTGTTCAATTGAAACAAATTGATGATTATTACGCATCATATGCTAATGGTACTGGCGATTTTGCACCTAATATGAAAGGTATGAAAAGCACAATCGAAAGTATAGCAGGTAGAAAGATTGATGGGGTTGAGTATCAAGGTGTGGCAACCGCAGTATATCCTAAAGTACAAGAATACAGAAATAAATATGGCACTGACCCATCACCTGCACAAATGGCGGAATGGGGGGCCGATGCAGTATCTCAACAAGCCATAGCATCTACTAAAACAGGTGAATTTTGGGGCGCAGGTAGAATGTCTAATTTCTTTGGTGGTAAAGGTGCAGCCGTTACATATACCAACGCACAATTAGCAGCTAATGGTATGTACGGCTTATACAATACTACTGGTGATGATGGTGAGCCGTATTATGTATATAAAGATAGTAGCGGTCAAGAACACACGATAACACCGGAAGAATTAGCTGAAAGGTTAGGACAATAATGAGTGATTATATAATTACACCGGAACAAGCGACAAACGGAACATTTGCGATAAAATCAAAGGCGCATACTACGTTTGATGGCGCAGTACAACAAGAAACAACAGATAATTCATATGGTAAAGCTATCAGTAGTGCGGCAAATAGTGTAGGTGCATGGGTAACAAAAGACCCTAGCACGGCAACAGTTGATACGGATGCAATGAACGCATTGGCGCAAACCGATGTTACACCGCAACAAAGCGAAAACTTTGTAAATAAAGCTAGTGAAATATTACAACCGGCAATGCATCGTGCGGAGCAAATCTATTTGTGGAATAAAGCAGACTGGGCGCAATCAGCAATTGATAGTGGTGAAAAACTAGGTATTAGTGCTGACCTTATCATGGCTAGTGGACAAGAGGGTATCAGACGAGCAGAAGCAGCTGCAGCACAAATTGAACGTGGTAGAACTATTCAAGAAGTGCGTGAAATGTATCCGGAACTTGAAAAGGTTAATTATAAAAACTCAGCAGAAGCGATTACTACGTTACAAAACCTTGAAGCAATTAATAACACACGAGGTGTATTTGATGCGGTGCAACAAGGTATTTGGTCGATGAATGATCAGATTAAATTAGGGCAAGTTGGTTGGAAGCTATCTCAAACTACTGATAAATCTGAAATCGAAGATTTAACAAAAGAGATGGAGCGCTTGCAATCGAACTTAAAGCAATACAGACAAACAGATGGAACAGATGTGTTACAACAAGTAGTAGGCGCTACTGCTAGTCAAGGCTATATGATGGCGGCGCAAGCTATTATGGGGTCTAATCGTGCGGCTGAGGGGATGGCACTAGGTGCTGCAACAGGTGCAGTAGCTACCGCATGGGCTGGTGGTGAGGGTGCTATTCCGGGTGCGTTAACTGGTTTAAGCACAGGTGTTCAAGTCGGTATGGGTGAGCAGATGTACCAAATGTCATTTGGCACAAAATACATTGAACTCATCAATAAACGAGATGCACAAGGTAACAGAGTATATTCAGATGATGAAGCTAGAAAATATGCAATGTCATTTGCTGCAGTTGATGCAGGTATAGAATTTGCATCATTTAAAGTGTTTGGTAAAGCCTTATCATCTGTTGCACCTAAATCTACCATGGCTAAAGCTATACAAAATGCTACAAGCGATACAGCACAAACATTTAGCCGTGGTATTGGTACAACAGTTGCACAAATGATGAAAGCTAATGTTAAGGCTGGCGGTTCTGAATTGGTTGAAGAGGGATTGCAAGATATTAACGAGAAATTCCAACATAACCTATACCGCAATGCTAATGACCCAGAGGGTGTATATTCTATAGGTGATATGGCGGTAGGTGCAGGCGGTGCAATACTACAAGCACTACCAGCCGTTATTGGATTAGGCGCAATTGGTGGCGGTGTTAGTGGTATTCACACCATGAAAGCATTCCATGAATTTCAAAAGCTAACACCAGAAGAACAACAACAAGCCGTGATGGCAGAACAAAATCGAAATGGTACTGCTATTATGCAAGCATTAAAACAAGATGCATCGTCAAATAAAATGGCAAAAGAAAACCCTGAGTTGTACGGCAAGATTGTACAAGCACAGGGCGATAATGTAGGTGTATCTACTGCATATGTAAATGTCAACGAAATGGCAGAAACAGAGCAAGGGCAACAAGCCATTAAGAACATGATTGATAGTGGTTTGGTAACGCAAGAGGAAGTATCTAAGAGCATTGAAGCTAATGCAGACATTCCTGTACCAATTGGGAAGTATGCACAATTAAGCGGTGGCTTGACGGAAGAAACTGTTAAGGCACTAGAAGAAAGCACATACTTTACTCGTGGTGGTATGTCTATGAAAACCATTGAACGTGCAAAAGCAGAAGTGGAAGCCTTTAATAATAATCTAGTTGATGCTACCGAGAAGAAAGCACAACGTGTTAAAGAAAGCATTATCCGTGATGAATTTGAAGATGCAAGCGATGTAGATCGTGAAGTACTAGACCAAGTATTCTCTAATCCTACACAAGTTAAACAAGCGTACAACAACCTGTACAAAAACCTAGTGCAAGAGTATCGTGAAAACTACGCAAGCGAATTTGACAACATGGACAATGATATTAAAGAAGCTACGGCAAGCGGTGTAGAGCCACAATGGCTGACTGATTACAAGTCTAACAATGGCGGTAAAGCACCACGCACGAATGCAGAACGTAGACGTGCAGCATTTCATTCAAGCGTAGCGAAAGCACAAACTGCATTCGCTGATAATGCGGAAGCACTTAACCAAAGCAATATCCATCATGCTGACATGGAGCATACGCTACAACAAATTGAAAGCCTTGAACGCTTGCATGATAAGATTTTTGCACTAGCGGATAACGATATAGCGTTACGGATGCAATTATCCAAGAGTGGCTATGAAGTGTACAACAAAGTAGTTAAAGCGATTGGTGAAAGCACAGATAGAAAACAACGTGAAGTGGCAAAAGCTAATGCGTTGTTGATGGCACACCATGCTGATGTAATGGCACAATATATGCGACAAAAGGGCAAAGGCGGTTATACTGCTATGGATTATTTCCGTGATAGCGTGCGTATCAACATGGATGCGGTTTTAGAAAACCAAAAAGGTTATAATCAAAATACAAAAGCAGTATGGGAAAGCAAACTTGATAAAGTATTAAGTGATTGGGCTAACATTGTAGATAATGCTAATAATATAGGAAGTAAAAAAACAATAGATATAATGGATTCACCATTAGTCTTTAAGTTGATTAATCTTGACTTAAAAAAAATCAAAATTACAGGCGGTGTTTTGCATAAAATATTGCGTTCACCTGTATTTGATTCTAACGGTAAAAGAATTTTATCTGGACATAATGATACAGTTTCCATTGATATGTTGAAACAGTTACCTAACACTATTGCAAATCCATCTGCAATATTTAGTGCAGATAATGGCAAAAAAATTATCATTATAACTGAAGTAATTGGTTTAAACGGAAAGCCTATAATGATGCCAATATTATTGAACAAATACAATGATAGAGGTGATTATCATGTTGTACAATCTTATTATGCTAGAAATACCAATATAGCGTATTATGATTTGTTATTGGGTGGGGATTTAATATATATAAACAAAGAACGACTTAGTAATAATCCAAAAAACCAGCCACCATGGCTTGGGGGGATTAAACTAAGTCGTTCATTTATTAATAGTATACCAAACGAAAATGATTTAGACAATCTCCGAAAACAACATAATTATCAATATTATCAATCAGCATGGCATGGTTCACCACATGACTTTGATGAATTTGATTTAGGTGCTATTGGTACTGGTGAGGGTAATCAAGCACATGGTTGGGGCTTGTATTTTGCTAAGAAAAAATCAGTATCTAGGAATTATCAAAAGGAATTGGCTAAACGATTAGGAACTACAGATTCCAAATTATTCAAGGTTGAAATCCCAGACCAAAAAACAATGCTTGATGAAGATAAATATTTCAAAGAGCAAAATAAAGATGTTATCGATAAAATAGTAACAGCTACTAACAGTTTAGATGTTGATAAACGAAAGGCATTGTTAGAATACTATAAAAAGCATCAGTCATATACTACCAATAGAGAATATGAAAAAATATTAGGTAAAATACAAGATATAAAGCGTGGACAAGAATATCTAGCTGATGCATTACTGAATAATGTACATAAAATAAAAGAAAAAATTGCTAGAGAAACGGCCGCAGAATACGGATATAACTTTGATGAGTTAAAAGCAGATAGCACTTTAGAAATGGCTAAAAAGCTATTTGGTGAAATGAATGAAAAACTATCAATACTAGAAAAAGAAAAAGAAGCTGAATGGGCTAAAGAAAAAATAAGACAAGATAAGATTTTGGAAAATATAGGTGATACATTCACCAAATCACCATATACTGGACGGGATGTTTATCTTGCATTATCAAAAGCGTTTGGCGGAGATAAAGGTGCATCTGAATTTTTAAATTCTATTGGTGTTAACGGCATTACATATGATGGATATACGGATGGTAGATGCTATGTAGTTTTTGATGACAAGGCAATTAAAGTTATCGAAAAGTACAATCAATCCGTTAATGGCATGACCGAAATCATGAGCGATGGTGAACGTATTATCAATATATTCAAAACCGCAGATAGAAGTACATTCTTACACGAAATGAGTCATGTATTCTTTGATGATATTCAAAAACTAGCATCTATGGACAATGCACCTAAACAATTACTTGATGATTGGAACACACTCAAAGAGTGGAGTGGTTGGATTGATGGCGAAAACGTAGACAATACCAAAGCACATGAGAAATTTGCAAGAGGCTGGGAAAGTTACTTGCGAAGTGGCGAAGCACCAACTAAAGGACTACAACGAGTATTCCGTCAATTCTCTAAATGGCTAACTCGTATTTATCGTAGTGTACAACGTTTAGGCGGTGAAGTACCATCTGACATTAAAGATATAATGGCACGTATGATAGCTACGCAAGATGACATCGAAAACTACGCACATGAGCAAGCATTAGAGCAATTTGAAAATACAAAATTGTATCAACAATTGAGCGAAACCGAACAAGCACGAGTGCAAGGATACATCGCTGACATTAAAGAAAAAGCTAAAGAACGTGTAATGCGTAAGTACATGAAAGAGTTAGATAATCGACCTATTAAAGAATGGGAAGATGTGAAAAACGATGTGCAGGTTGCAATCGAAAAGCGTTTAATCGAAGAATATCCTATCTATAAAGAACATCAACGATACATGGCATTGGGGAATGGTGCATTGGAGAATACTCAATATCGAACTATTGAGGGATTAGAAAAGGCGGAACGTGAGGAAACTGGAAGTACTTACGATGAAGCAGTAGCACAGGAAATGGAAAATGCTAGAAATGAATTTGTTAATGATCCAAACGCAGGCAAATCTAACCAAGAAATAGCTGAAGAAATGCTATTATCCAATCAAGGTCAAATGGAACTTACACAAGAGGAAGCACGCTTGATTAAGGCACATACCAATAAAGACCTTGCTAGGAACTGGGAACTACTAAGCAAATTACAAAAGCTAGACCTTAACAGTGAAAATCTTGATGAAGAATTAAAACCAATTGAAAAAGAATTGACGAAAGTTGAACGCATCAAGAAAGACAATGCAAGGGTAGCACAGGAATTAGGCAGTGTATCTAAAGAACTTGATACTGCACAAGAACGCATTGAAAAGCTAAAAGCACAGTTGCAAGAACGTATTGATGCGGTGCGTGCAATTCGTGATGGTGGATTTGGTACTATTCCTAAATACATGGAACGTGCTAAAAGAGAGTTAGGCGATTTGACATTATCTCAAGCTAGCCAGTACAAGAAATACCAAAATCAAGCAGTACGAGATGGCAAGAAAGCAGATAGTGCATTGGCAACTGGTAAAGTAGATGAAGCATTACATGCTAAACAATCACAAATGCTAAACCAAGCAAGGGCTAGAGTGGCATTTGAAAATCAACAACGTATCAAGAAATTACGTGCTAAATTGTTAGAACAAAATGCACGCATTACTCGTGCGAAAAACCCTGTAATGCTAGACCCTCAATTGCGGTACTTCTATACTCATATGATGTACCAAATGGGGTTGATTAAGCGTGACGGATTGATTCCTACAGATGGATTTGATGAAACTGTTATTACTAATCGACTTGACCCAGACGCAGGTATAGCAGGATTCAATACATTAATTAGTATGGATGATACTGTAAGCGGTATTTTTAATGCTAAATCACCTCGTACATTCGCTACCTTAACAGTTAATGAATTGAACATGCTCGAAGAATTAATGACTGGCATGTATCATAACGGACGTAGGGAATATGAGCATAATAGCTTTTTAACCGAAAACGGCAATCCTTTATCTATTGATTATGTAGAACGTGATATCCTTGATAAGGCTATTGAAACATTTGGCGAAGTAGAAGAAAGCACTTTCAACATTGAAAATAGCAAGACTACTAAAAACGCTATATTCAATAAGATGGCTAACTTCGTTGAATCGTTACAACAAACCAAAACCATCTTGCGCCGTTTAGATGGTGGCAAGGGTGGCCCTGCTGAAATGTATATCTACGATACTATTAACCGTGCACGGCAACATTTCAACGAACGTCTTGAAAGTGAAACGATGCGCCTAGCTAAAAACGTAGCATTATATTCTCGTAAGGAACTCTATAAAATCCGTAACGAACGAGGCTATCAAGTAGGGGACGCAAGAAACCTCACTAAAGAGCAAGTTATGGCCCTAGCCTTGAATTGGGGGACAGAACGCAATAGACAACGTGCTATGGAGACCGTAAAAGCCAATGAGGTTGAAATAGAACGACTATTCCAAGACGTACTCGATGATAGAGACTGGGAATTTATTATCCGTGAATGGGAGCAAATCAACTCATTTTATCCAGAACGTAGTGCAGTACAAGAACGCATGACAGGTAATCCATTAAAGAAAGAAGAAGGAATTACATTTAGAATCGGCGGACGTACCATAGAGGGGCAATATTACCCTATAATGTACGACCCTAAGACTAGCGGTAAATCTTCTAATCATGAAATGGAAGATATAGCACAATCATTCATGAGTAGTAATGCTACCTTTGGTTATGGCATGAGTGCTACTAAATCACGTCTTGATAAGGTGAAAGATAAACAATTGTTATTGTCTTTAGATGTAATACCTCGTGCAATTACAGAAAGCATCAATCACATTACGATGCGTGAGGCGGTTACGGATGTAAATACGTTAATTAATCGTAAAGAATTTGCGGACTATATTACAAATAAACTCGGTGCTAGTGAGTACCAATACTTGCGCCAATGGGTACGAGACCAATGGACAACGGAAGTATCTCGGTTAACCGAATTTGACAATATGATGCAAACGATTAAGCGTAATATCTCATCTGCTGTTATGTCAGGCAAGGTAAGTGTAGCTATCCAAAACGTGGCGAATATTCCTGTGGCTATGGAACAATTAGGCGCAGCAAGAGTAATGCGTGCGTTATATCGTGCAGGTGTAGGCGTATATGGCCGAGGTTCTGGACGGTATAACGAAACTCGTGAATTCGTATTAGGAAAATCCGTAATGCTCCGTGAGCGTGTACAAACACTTGATAAGGATATGCGTAGAGGTTTAGAAATCGGCGGTAAAGGATTTACGATTGATGGTAAATCTATAGGCGGTTACACCATGGAACAATTAGGCGAGGCCCGTGATGCTATTAATAGTTGGGGTTACAGTCTACTTTCTGAAACGGATCTAATGCTTTCTGTTCCGATTTGGAAAGATGTATACGATGTGGAATATTCTAAACTTGTACAAAAAGAGGGTATATCTTTAGAGTGGGCAGACCAACGAGCAATTGAGCTAGCTGATAAGGCTATCATTGATATATTTGGTAGTGGTGATATTAAAGACCAAGCAGGCATACAACGTAACAAAGGGACTATCGCTAATTTTGCGACTACGTTCTACACGTATGCTGGCACACTATGGAATATGCAACTTGACGGATTCTATGCATTTAAAGATAGAGGGGATTTCAAGAAATTCGCTCGTGTAATCTTCTATGACCTATTTATGCAAGCTGTAATCATTGTTATATATAATAATCTCTTTGGTAGCGATGATGACGATGACCCTACAAAAGTAGCTAAGTCATTAACTAAAGAATTTGTAAATCAAAGCGTCATGGGCGTACCGTTCGTGCGTGAGGGTATCACACAAGCTATGAATAGAATGTTAGGCGAAAAGGTATACAATCGTGGAACGTCGCCGTTATCCTATGCGGTAATCGATAAAATCGATGATATATTTACTGCTGTGAATAGTAGTAAAAAGGACTGGACGGACGTAGGACGTGCGGGACTACAATTTGCTAATTCTATGACAGGGTTAAGCAATACACTAACCGATGGCGTCATGACAATTGCAAAATACGGTTTAACGGATATAGATGCAGAGCTCGAAGATTTGCTATATTCAGTCATCTTTGATAAACGATTGAAATCTAAGAAAGAAAAACAAAAGGAAAAAAAGCAAAATAAACATTAATAAATAAGGACTACTCAATTATGGGTAGTCCTGTTTAATTAGAAAGGGGAACAAATATGATACCAGAGGTCAATAAACCTAGTGTAGTTTATCAATGTGATGGAGTTAACAAAAAATGGATATGGCCCTATGATTTTAACATGATTGAAGATATAGCCTTGATCATAGTTGATGCTAATGGCACAGAAAGCGTACAAACAGGCAATATCGATTATGACAAAGAAAACAAAACTTTAACATATCCTGCTGATGGTGATCCATTAGACAATACGCACAAGATTATTCTTGAACGTAGAACACCAATCAATCAAGGTACAGATTTACCTGATGAATACCCATACCAAAACATTGAACGAATGGCTGACAAACTAACCCTTATCATGCAAGAAATGCAGGAAAAGATGAATAGAGCCTTATTAATCCGTGTGGGTAGCGATGAGGATGCAACTACAGTTGCACGTAAGATTGTAGATACATCGACAAAGGCAGCAAATGATGCTATTGATGCATATGAAAAAATCAAAGCCGAAAGTGATACTATTAACGCTAATGCAGAAATGATTAAAACATTAGGCGGTGAAATCACAGAATTAAGCCGTACAGTTGATGATAAACTAGCAACTAGCAATACGGCACTTGATACATCTAGTGCTAATGTAACGAAAGCAGAAAAATTGGTGGCAGATGCGAAAGCATATGCAGGACAAACCACAGTTGATAAGCGTGATATTAACGAGTTGGTAAGCCAAGCACGCACGTTAAAAACTGACATCGATAATAAACAAACATCGATTGCAAGTAACGCTATTAAGGCATCTGATGCGGCGAAACGTGCAGAAGTCGCAGCAAGTAAAGCGGAACAAATCGCCTTGCCTAATGGTGGTGGTTTGATTACCAAGACCGAAGCAGATACAAAGTTTATTCCTAAAGACAGCCTATACGGCATCGTATCTGTTAAAGACTTTGGAGCAGTTGGCGATGGTGTAGCAGATGATACGGCAGCGTTTAAACGTGCTAATGACAATTTGAAAAATAAAATATTGTTAATCCCTAATGGCATCTACAAAGTAAATGAGCATGTTTCATTTGATACTGTTGATAGTGTTATGGATATGGGTACATACAATAACATCAAGCCGTTCTATCCTACTGAAACACCAATGTTAAAAGGTGCATCTAATATTGCCTTTGTGAAAAACATTCAATATGGCGATGAAGTAAATCAATGTCAAGGATTTACCTACAACGATAAAAAAAATGTATTTGTACTAGCTTGTATCAATAGCGATGGCACGAAACAAAACTTGTATGAACTCAATCCAGATACATTTGAAATCGTAGGTACATATAAGTTTAGCGACCCTGACAAAATGGGCCATTGTAACACTATGTGCTACAACAAATACACGAACAAAATTTATCTTGCTAACGGCTTGAAGAATGGAAATAACTTATCTGTATTTAATGCGGATACTATGACATTTGAAAAGACTATCACATTGAATGAACGTGTATTTAATATCGGATATGATCCTATTACACGAACTTATGTGAGCATCGTACCAATTAGCGGTCAACAACGCTTACGTGAAGTCAATTTTTACAATGATGATTTCAAGAAAATGAAAACGTATCAAATTGATTACCAATATGATGACTTTAACAATAATGGGGCATTAATGCTTAATGGGTGCATCATGAGTGCAACGCTCGGTAGTTTGGTAGAATGTACACCATTTGGCACAGTTAAACAGATTATTGAAATCAATAGAACTACTGAAATTGAAGATATAGCATACTGTAACGGCAAATTCTATTTTGCGGTATTAACAGAAAAGCCTAGCAAACGGCATCAAGTAGATATTTATGTAGGCAATCCAAACCGAGATTATCAAAACTCAATTAACACTGCTAGACTTGCGACATTAGATTATTTAAAACTCACAGGCGGTAATGTAAGCGGTTCTATCGTGCTTAACAATAATACATTGTTAGAAGGTAAGAAAACAGACGGACATGGTGTGCGTATTGGTAAAGTATCTACATCTGATGCGGTGGAATTGGGAGACCCTAGCGTACCTGTATACTTAACTGGTACTACATTAAAACACTATGACGGCACAGATAGTAGTACAGTATTAACTACAAAACATTATGACACCGCCATTTATAGCAAAAACAAAGCTGATGAAGTGTTTGTTAAAAAAGGTGATGCAGGTTCGTTTGGTTTTCCATATTCTAAATTAGATACCGCAACAGACTGGAACACACTCACAACGCAAGGGTGCTACGAAATCAATTTCGATGGCGGTGCTAACAATCCACCACGTTCACATAAGCAAGGCATGCTGATTGTATTTAACTTTGGAGATGGTAAACTAATCGACCAAACGCTACATACATTAAATGGTGAAACTTATCATCGTGCTTTCATGAATAATAAATGGGGTAGCTGGGGAAGAGTACAAACATCGTTGAATAGTAAGTTGCAGTTGTGGAGCGCTAAAGGAACAGTAGAGGTAGGGGTTAATGGCTAAACAATTGATACTCGGAACTGATAGAATTGATTTAACAGAAAGCCTTAATGTGGCAGGCGATAAAAACATAGAAATAAAAGCTGATGGTAAAAAATATTACGCTACACTATGGGAGAAAGGCAAAAGTGTTGTTAATGCTATTAGTATCGGTTTAGTAAAAATAGGCACTAATAAATACGGGATATTAACATCGCCAGTTAGAGGGCAACAAGAATTGCATCAGTTTTTTCCTGTTTTTAACGGCGGTACAACTCAAGAACGTAAAACATTATTTTTGCCAAAAGGGAGTTACGATCTGTTTCTTGGCACTTATGTTGGCCGTGGTGGTAGTGATAGAGCAACATTTAATGTATCAGACAATCAAGGGGAATTTGTAACTGTAATCGTAGATTTAGAACGCAATGTGAAAGCAATGTTTACTGTAATAGGGAATAATTCACGGATAACACGAGATAAAAGTTTTGACGGAAATCCGCCAAATATTTCCGTAAGTTTTGTGTTATCAGAAAGAGACGAGGGAGACGAATAGTGGTAGAAATCTTTATTCCAATATTTAACGAGGTGTTTAATGTGAGTGAGGCGGTACGCATATCATTGGCTATATTCACAACAGTTATTCTTGTGTTTATAGATACAGTTTTACGAGTATTAGTGGAAGCAAGGAATTACAACCTAGCAACCAATAGAGAAGTTACAATCAAAAATACTGTATTAGCTATCCTATGGAGAGGTTGGGCTACAGTAGAAATTAACGGAAAGCATAAACGATTTTTAGTGAGTGGCAAGCTACGAGCGGATATGACTAAGAAATTAGTCAAATCCTATCCGTGGCTTTTTTTATTGGCATTCATTCTATTAACATTGCCTGATGTAGTAGTACCTGTATTGGGCCGTGTTGATGTATTCCTATGCACATTGTTGTATTTGATACCTATATTTATCGAATTGGCATCGTGTGTAGAAAACATGATAGAACTCGAATTGGTAGAAACGAGGTGGTTCAAACGTGCGATAGGGCTATTTAAACAAGTGATTGATTTCGTTAAATCGGTAAAGGAAGCGATTAAATGAAGATTAACTATGAGGACACCGTAACATTGATAGCATTATCCGCTGCACTAATCATGACTATTTATCTTGAACAAAAGGATTTGGCAAGTGTAATAGTTGGTGCGTTAAGCGGTTATATTGGTGCTAATGGTAGTGTTAAGCGTTCCCAATATATGAAAGAACAAGAAGGAAAAAGGGAAGATACTGGGTGCTAATATTAGCACCCTCTTTTAGTAAAGGAGATATGAATATGAAAGTTGGTAAATATTTTGATGAAAGTGAATTTGCGTGTAAATGTGGCAATCACGGATTTCATGATGATGGCACACCTTGCCTAGACCATGTGATTGATAAACGATTGGTGGATTTGCTAGATGCAATTCGTGAACGCTTGGGTGTTCCTGTATATATTTTGAGTGGTTATCGTTGCCCTACCCATAACGCAGAAGTAGGTGGTGTATCTAACTCTCAACACGTTCTGGGTACGGCAGCAGATATTACATATGATGGAATCGATGTAGATTATCTAGCTAATTTAGCAGAAGAATGTGCAAGCGAAGTATTAGGCGAAGGAATTGGCATTGGCAGATATTACTATCAAGATTTTGTGCATGTAGATGTACGTGGTTATGATGCACGATGGAACGATTTAGACTAAATTTAATTAAACGAGGTGTAAGCTATGTTAATTAGTAAGTTGGTACAAACTATCAAGGAACACTACAAAATAGCCATAGCGATTACCCTGTGCGTTTTTATCGCTATTGTAGGTGTACTGATATATCATTACAAACAAAAAGAATTAGAAAAGCCTGTTATTGTTACACAAGAGCAGGCTAAATCACCTACAGAATTGTCAAAAGCAATTCATGTTACTGAAACAGAAGCACAGGAAGTTATTTCCAAAAAGGAAAGAACTCAACCGATAGCGACTTATTACACAGAAGCACCAACAGTTGAAGTTGCTACAGAAAAAGTGAAACAGGATATTGCACATAGCAATCCTAATGTACCTAAAGCAGCAACAGAAAAATCTGATAGAACCGCAGTAGTTGCTAACACTGATGCACAGAAAGTCGATGTATACAAAATCAATCTAAACAAAGGACACAAGATAAAAGCTGGTGTTACTTTGATAGATAATAAAGCCTATGAAACTATAGGCTATCAAGCAGGTAAATTTGAAGTGTTAACACATTTCAATGGACAACATTTAGAGGGCGGTAGCGCACTTTACACAGTGAAGGAATGGTGATCTAACTATCTCCGAATTGCACGGATTGCAACAATCAACTGTTAATTGACAGTTGAAAATCATTACTTTATAACTGAAAGGAATAACACAATGGCACAAGTATTTACATTTAACGGAAAAACACATCAATTCGCAGAAGATATTCAACCAAATAAAGAGGGGTTATATATGGCCACCTTGAAAGACGGCGATAACGTAACGTGTGAAATGTGGTTTGTAAACGGCGAACTACACCGATTAATTGAATTAGACTAA